AGACGCGCACATTCTTGCGGCAGGACAACGCGACCGCGCGCACGAACCGGCAGCCGAACTCGATTTCGACGGCGCGCGAGCGCATCAGCAGATGAGCCCGAGCAAGCGCGACCAGATACTCCAGGCTTTGCAGTCCCCGCTCGGTCGGGAAATACGATCGCCGCCGAACGTGGCCGATGGGCAGCTCGCCTTCGATCGGTTCCCCCACGTCAGTGGAAGACAGACTCAAGCTCTCCGCCTCGTCCTCGCCGGGCAGCGTGACGATCGGCTGGACGTCGGCCAAGAGGGTAAACCGCACGCGTTCCTGGCGTTGTCGCTCGGTCGCATACCGCAGCCGCAACGTCGTCGCTATTCGCCAAAGCGGAACGAACACACCTTCTCGCAGATCGGCTGTGACGAAGGACCATCTCAAGGTCTCGAACCAGAGCCAGCCGGATGGCATGACGACTGGGACCAAGCGGCCGTTCTCAACGCGGTTGGTAAAGCCGTCCTGCTGGGCGGCATGCTCATAGGCGTCGTCGGTGATCTTGCCGATCGCGTAGAGATCAGTCGCGGATGCCGATTCGACCTCCCAGCCGCCGCCGATGTTGGCCCCAGCCTTGGGCCAGTCCTGCATCAGCCCATCGCCGGTGAAGGTATCGATGGCGGCGGCGGAGATCACATCCAGGCTGCCATTTCCGGCTTGTGTCCAGTGCACCTGGCCGTCGACCGCGACGGTGCGCAGCGGTGGCTGGTTCAGTCGCACCGCGACGCTGTCATAGAAGACGTCGCTCTCAGCAAACTCTTCAATCCCCTCTTCGCCGACCAGAACGTCCGAGACCGTGACCTGATGGGTGACCCGGTCGATGTGCCAGAGCTGCGATCGCGCTTCGAGGACAACGTCGGGATCGCTGCGCTGATCCGGATCGATCCAGATCGGATCCCAGAACGGCGCGACCTTGAGCGTCTCCGCCAGAGCCCGCTTCTGCGCGCTGTAGTCGGCGGGCCGTGCTGTGAACCGCAGCGTCACGATCTCCTGGTGCAGGTCGCTTGGCACGCCCACCAAGCGCCCAAAGAACAGCGGGACGACCGTGGCGCCGTCGCTCCAGGACAGCCAGGCCCAGGTCTTGCGTGCCAGCGCCAGCAGACCGATGCGCGGGTTTCTGACTTCGATGGACAGGCTCGCGAACTCGCCCTCGGCGTGCTCGACCCGAAACGAAAACACCTCCTCGTCCTCGAGCTGGTGCTCGGGACCGAATGTAGTTTCGGTCGCGTCCGCCCAGGCAAAGTAAAACGGGCCCGGCATCAGGCTTCTTCCAGTTGTAGTTGCCAGCTCACGGCTGAGCCATATTCATCCTGCGTTACCGAGAAGCCGGTCACCCGCATGGTGAGAATCGGGCGGTAGAACGTGAATGCGCCATCGATGCGTTCGGAATCCTCCACGGCCAGCCGCGATGGCGAGCCGCCGGCCGTGACAAAGCAAAGATCGGCCACGCATTCCACGATGACGATCTGCCCCGGCCACACTCCATCGACCGCGGGCGGCTCCTGGTCCTGGCAGGCGATCGTGCTCTTGTACTTGCGGAACAATGCGTCACTCAGATCAACCAGCGCGCCGTTCACGGTGCGCCGCAGCTGCGCCGAGGCCTCGATCGGCTCGAGCGTCTGCGTCAGGCCGCGCGCCGAATACGGCGGCACGCCAACACCGGCGAGCGTCAGCAGCGTGGTCACGTCAACGTCCGCTGCCGTAGTAGCCGGGGCGGCGGCCGGCGCTGCGGATTTGCTTTCCCACCGCGACCTGCATCAGCTTCTGCGCCACATCCTCGGGAGCGAGCAGACCTGCGAAGCTGTCTGCGCCAATTGTTAGATTGATTGGACGCATAGAGACGGCGGACGCCGGCTGCGGCACCAGACCGCCTTCGGCGAAGTGGATCGGCGGCGGCATCAGCACCTGTAGCGAGCGAACGAGGCCACCCTCGGCAAAGCGTGCGAACGCATTCGGGTCGAGTTGCAAGCGATTGAGCGTATTGAAGAGTGACAACCCGTACTTGCGCACCGCGGCAGCGCGGACCACGAACTCGCCGTTGGAGAGCCAGGCCGGAATAGAGTCGCTCGTAGCCGAGCCTGCCCCGAACACCGGCCCGCCGCGTGCAAATCCGCTGGCGGCGCCGGCCGCCTGCTGCTCCGCGCCGAACGCCCGTTGTGCCGCCGCCGCGATGGCGTTCCAGACGCCGATGGCGAAGTCCCGCAGACGCGTCAGAAAGCCGATCAACCGCTCGACGCCCGCGCTCCACAGCGAACTGATGCTGGTCCAGGCACCAGTCACGCCATCCGCAATGGCCTGCCAGGCTGCCTGCGCGGTCGATTTGAGCGTCTCCCACAGCACGCCGATGGCTTCGATCCCAGCCTGCCAGAGGGCCAGAACCTGGACCCAGAGCGCTGCTGCACCGGCCACGATCTGCTCGATCGCCACGCGGGCCGCGACTGCGACCGCGTCCCATATCGCCCCGAGCGCTGCGATGCCGCCTTGCCATGCCGCCTGCATGACGGCCCAAAGCGCTGCCGCGCCTGTGACAATGCCGAGGAAGGCTGTTTGCGCCGCGGACAGGATGCCGATCCACAGTGCTACGCCAACTTGCAGAAGCGCCTGGAATTGGATCCCAAGCGCAGCGCCGAGACTTTTGACGAAGCCCAGGATCGCGCCGAGGGCCACGCGGGCACGCGCGGCGAAGGCGGACCAGTCGACCGCCTGGGCCAATCGCACAGCCAGGAACCCGATCGCTGCGCCGACCGCAGCGATGGCAATCGGCACGGCACCGAACGTGGCAATGAGGCCCACGACCGCGACGCGGATGATACCGAACACGCCGCCGAGCGCGCTCATCGACGCGACCAGAATGCCGCCGGCAGCGCTCAAGCCCACAAACGCGAGCCGCAGCAAGCCGAGGGCACCGCCAACGAGCCTGAGCGCACTGGCAAGAAGCGTGAAGGCGCCGACCATCTTGGCGAGCAGGAGAACGATGCCAACGTCGGCGGCCGTGAGCTTGGTGCCGAAGATGCCGTTGATGGCCGCGACGACGGTCTGCAGGATGACGACGAAGGCTTGGAATGCCGGAATGATGACGGTCTGGGTCACGTTGGCGATGGCAGCCCCCAGATCGACGATGAGTTGACGGGCAGTCCGGATCCAGCCGGTCGTGATCGCGTCGGTGTCTCCGGTCAGCGCCCGGACCAGGTCCAGCATGACGGGGCGGACTTTGACCGCCACCTCACTCGCCCACAGGATCAGGTCGGTGCGGTTGCGGGCAATCGCCTCGGTGAACAGTTCGGCCGCTTCGATGATGGCCGGCGCGAATAGCAATCCGATCGAGTTCTTGGTGGCGGCCACACCGCGCCGCATGAGCGCCAGTGCGTCGGTCATGTCCTTGGCGATCTTGAACTCGGTATTGGACATGATCAGGCCGAGGTTCTCGGCGCGCTTGCCGATATCGTCGATTGCCTTGCGGCCTTCGCCCAGGAGCTCGACCAACTGGGGCCCCAGACGCCGGCCGAAGATCTCGATGACGCGGGCGGACTTCTCGGCAGGCGTCGGCAGCTCTGCGATCTCGTCAGCAAGCCTCTTCAGCCGCTCGATGGCGTCCCGGTTGCTGGGACCGAGGCTTTTGAGGGCGTTGTCGACGTTGATGATGGATTCACCGCCCCGCTGCATGCTGGGCCCGAACAGCTCCATCTCGCGTTTGAGGCCCTCGAAATCCTCCGCCGCCTGGCGGCCGGCAAGCCCGCCCTTGAGCATGGTTTGCCGAAGCTCTTCCAGCCGCTGCCGGTTGCGAAAGACATTCTGCGACTGATCCTGGACCTTCTCATTGATCGCCGACAGCGCCAGAACCAGCTTCTCTTCGCTGCCGCCCATCTGCTCGGCGGCGATGATGAGCTTCTGATACTCCTGGGGCGAAGTGCCGGCTGCGATAGAGGCTTCCTTGATCTGGGCCGCGGCATTGGCTGCGGAGTTGGCAATCGCAAAGAAGGCCGCCGGGACTGCACCCAAGGTCGCGACCGATTTGAGCACGGTCGCGCTGACGGACTGCAACGCCCCCGTGACTCCCTCGCCGAATTCGCGCACACGACCGAACGCCCTGGAAAAGGCTGAGCCAACGCCCTGCATGGCGAGCCCGACCCGCGCACCGACATTGACGGCGGCAACCAACCGCTGCTGGGTGGATGCCAGCGCGCCGCCGAACTGGGCAAATCCCGCTCCGCTCTGGGCGGCGGCACCGCCGGCGCCGGCCATGCGCTGGCGCAGTTCATCGACGGTCGTACCGGCGCGCCTGGTCGCTGCCTCAACGGCCGCCGCCGGACCGCTCAGGTTGACCTTCTCGCCAGCCTTCTGAAGCTTGCCGAAGGCGTCCTCGCCGGCCTTGCCCAGATCGGCCAGCGCACGCTTGATCTGGTCGCCGCCTTCGAGCGCTATGCGCTGAGAGATGGTGGGGCGCGCCATACCTCTTGTCCCTTAGTTCAGTTGTCCCTGAAGTGCTTCAGGTAGAGCTCAGGCAATCGCACCGCCGCCTGGCGCACCGCATCGATGATGGCGAAGCGCTTCTTGAGGGCCACAGCGCCGATGCCAACGTAGAGCGGCACCAGTTGCACCGTGCCCCTGCCGCCTGGATTGCGGCCCCGACGCAGGAGGCTCAGCGAGATCGCCTTGCCGGCGCGCGCACCGGTCATGCGCACATGGGCGCCGAGCATCGGCGGTTTGCCGGGACGGCGGATGGCGTAGAGCGGCGAGCCCGTCTGTTGCCGAAACTTCGAGGGCGGAATGCGTTTGCCACCACTGCCGAACGGTGCGTTTGGCAGCGGCAGCCACAGCAGCGGCTTCCCATGGATGACGGCGCCCTCTTCGAACACCTGTGCGTACGGCACCTTGTGATAGATCAGCGCCGCCGCCCGCATGCTGTCGCGGCCCCGCGGATAGACATTGGTGCGCAGCGCGTTCTGCCACTTCCGGCTGAAACCTGCGGCAGCAATGCTGGCTCGACCTTTGGCTTTGGCAAATTCTCCTGCCTCACGCACCGCCGAAGTGGCGGCCTTGGCCATCGGCCTCTCGCCTTCGGTCAGCGCCCGGAAGAATCCTCCCGCGACCGCCGACAGCGTGAGCCGCATCGACATGGGTCAGTCCCGACGGAGGTCTTCGATCTGCTTTTTGAGTGCGCGCGGCTCACCGCGGGCAGCGATCGCATCGAGTGCCAATCGTTCTGCCGCCTCGCGTCTCCTTCTCCGCTCCGCGAAATAAAGCGAACCGGCGATCTCGCGGGGAGTCATCGCCCAGACTTCGGAGCGCGGGTAGTGGGCAGCAATCAGAGCGTCGATGGCTTCGGCGAGTTCGAAGCCTGCGCCGTAGCGGATGGAGCGGCGCCTGCCCCCGGCTCCGACCGGGGGTCGAGGATGCCGCCGAGCGCCGTCAGCTTCTCGACGAAAGGGCCGAGGCCCACGGGCAGCGTCAGGCGCAGGATCGCGGCGAGCAGATCGGTCTGGGCGTCGATTGAAAGCCGACCCGCTACGGCCTCGGCCTTCTCGTCGCCCGGGTAACCGCAACCAGCCGCGATGATGGCCGCGACCGCGTCGCCGCCCATCGCCATCAACTGTTCCGTCTCGACCTGATGCCCCGTCATCAGCATGCGCAGCTCCGGGAAGCGGCCAAGCAGGTGCGCCACACCCTTCGCCGAGATGCCATGGACCGCAACGGGGGCATCCTGCACCGTAACGGTGAGAACGCTGGGCGCAATATCGATCAGACCAACCATGACGACCCTTTTGAGGCTAGAGTGATGGGGCGCTTGTGAGGAAACCCCGCATTAAAACAAGCTATTCAACTCGAGACGATCGATGTGGATTTTTGCGTTCGGCTCATTGATGAATGACGGATGGGAGAAGGCACATGGATGTGTGCACCGCGTCCATGCGACTTTGTCAGGATTCAGCCGTTCCTTCGACAAGGCGTCCACTGAAAGCCGCGGAACCAAGATGAATCCAGCTCCGACACTTCGGGTGGTGCCTTCAGATGGGTCATGTCGGGGGATTGCATTTGAATTTCCGGAAGATCGGCATCCCGCAGTCTGCAAGGAATTGCTCAATCGCGAGGGTCGAACGTTTCCTTTGAGGGAGCACTCGGTGACCCTGCAGAACGGAAAGCAAGTGGTCGCTCTGGTTCCCATGTACGAAGGTCGAAACATCATCCAAGAGGACAACCTCTCCAAGATTGCCGCAATGGCGATCAAGGCACGTGGCACTAGAGGCTCGGGCGTAGAATACGTTCGCGATATAGCCCATCAACTTCAGGCATCAGGGATTGACGATCCAGTCGTTCGGGATCTCTGGGAAGAGGTCCAGAGACAGTTGTCACTCGATCGATAGCTCCATCGATCTGGCGCAACAGTCTCGTTTAGGGGGTTACCGCCTGCTCACGCACCGTCCAGGTCCCGAACTTGCCGAGGTTATCGGCAAGGACCTCTCCTTCGATCTCGATGTTGCCCCACTCGTCCGAGATCGGGTTGAGCGACTTGCCCGGCTTGAACACGACTCGAAACAGGTCGATGTCCATTTGCGGGCCGATCTCGTTGGTGCCCTCGTACTTCAGCTCGCCCTCGAAGGAGTTGCGCGAGAAGATATCGATGACCTTGTTGCCGTCGACGTCGGTGCTGACGTCGCCGAGCAGCGCCATCGAGAGATTGTCGGCGGTCCACTCGTCCATTACCAAGGTGACAGTCATCTTCTTCTCGGTGACCACCTCCTTGTCCTTCTTCTTCACCCCCTCGCGGGAGGAGAAGTGTTCCAGTGTGGTCACCTCAGGTGTGGTTTCGAGCGAGCTAACGTTGCCGATATCGCGGAACGTGGCTTCACCAACCGCCTTGAAGCTGATCTTGCCTTTGCCGACGTAGTAGTTGTCGGTCGAGGGAGAGACGGGCATTGCGGGCCTCCATTCTGATGGTCGGGGGTCAGAGCTGCTCGGGACGCAGCACGTAGGCGAAGCTGAACTGAACGCCCATGGAGCCCTCCATGGAGCGGCCGTGGCCGAGATGGGTCGAGCAGCCGGCGTAGCGAACCCGTCCGTTGCTGCCGGCGAGTGCGATCAATTGCGAATCTGTGAGCACCGCCTTGACCAGCATGGCGCGAACCTCGTTGAGCGCAGTGCCGACGCTCTCGGGCGCGGCCCCCAGCAAGATCAGGACCTCAGGCGTCATCACCACCAGGTTGGGCGCGCGCCCTGGATGGTCCTGGCTTTCGGCCGCTTCGTCGGCACTTTCGTCCGAGTCAAACACAGCGATCGCCGGCCGTTTGTGTTCGGAGATTTCGTCCTGGTTTCGGGTGACGGTCGCAATGCCGGGCAAGCCACTGGCGATGTCGACCAGCCGCTGCAGCAGCAGTTCGCGCTTGTCCATCGGTTCTGATGAATGATCGTGACTTCAGGGCCCAGCCCACAGCGAGGCCAGCGACACCGCATTGAGGCCGGACCAGCTGTCCAGACCCATATCGAAGGTATCGCTGGCGGCGATGGCGTCAGCGCCTGACGTGGTCGACCCACTGGCAACCTGCTGATCGAACCGCTCGGTCATGTTGGTCCAAGTGTGCACGGGCGCGGTGCCGGTGTTGGCCGACATGCCGATCACCACGCCTCCTTTGCGGGAGCTCAGCGTCCGCGAGATCGGATCTTCGGCCAGGATGGTCTGCGCGGAGAACGACGTCAGGTCGACGGGGCCATAGACGGTCCAGACGGCAATCGAGGCGTTGCTCTGGCCGCTGTTGAAGGTCGCTGCAATGGTTGCGGTCGATCCTGTCGGCACCTGCCGAATGAAAAGGCCCGACGCCGGTATGTTGTTCGCCAGGTTCTTTGTCAGCAGCGTCATGGCGACGCCGTCGAACGTCACAGAGCTGATGATGCGGCTGTTGCCGCGACCCGTCACACCGACCACGACAAACCGGTCCGGCGCCGCGGCGCCCAGACTCGCGCCGTTCAACGTGTAGGTCGTCAGCGCTCCATTGAACGCCTGGACCTGTCGGTAGACGCAGCGCAGCGGGGTTCGCGGCTGGATGATGCCGAGCCCGAACCGCGTCATGCGACGAGATCGCCAGTCAGCAGCCACTCGTTCGTCGCCCGCTTATAGAGCGTGGCGGTGCTGTAGCGGGCGAATAGCTTTCTGTTGCTGTTGACCGACACGAGGGTGACGCCTGCGACCGGCACAATCGTAGTCTGCCCCGCCCCGTATTGGGCGAGATCGATCTGCGTGCCAAGCGGGAACGCTACAGCGGCGTTGTCGGGCACTGTTAGATTGTTGGCGCCCGCTACGTTCATCTCGACCAAGGCCCCAGCATCGATCAGCTGCAACGTGTAACTCGCACCCTGCGTGTTGATGGTGCGCGGACCATTGCCGCTGCCACCGCCGCCTTCTGGCGGATCGGTCCATTCGGTATCGAGATCGGCATTGGTCGCCTTGGCGAGAACCTGGCCGGTCGTGCCGCCCGTAGGGACGCCTGCGCCATCAGCACCGGCAGGCCCGGCCGGCCCACTGTTGCCCTGCGCGCCGGTTGCACCGCGGATATCGACGGCATCGGCAATGAGATCAGCGAGACCGAGTGCGCCGACATATTTACCGCTCGGCGGCGGCGTTCCGGTGCCGCCTGTCCAGGACACGACCTGCAGCACGCGGCGGGCGCCATCGGCGACCACGGCCAGCATCGGTGCCCAGCCGTCATCGCCATCAGTGCCATCGACGCCATTGCTGCCGTCGGCACCGTCACTTCCATTGGCACCAGGTGCACCATCGGCGCCCGCTGGACCTGGCGGACCTTCAGGTCCCTGCGGACCCACTGGCCCAACGGGGCCCTGTTCGCCCACAGGCCCCTGAACTCCTTGTGGACCTGCCGCACCTTGGGGACCGGGTACACCTGGTTCGCCCTGAGAGCCCTGCAGTCCTTGTGGACCCGTCTGGCCCTGCGGGCCGGGCTCGCCTTGCGGACCCTGCAACGCCAGCTGTTGCACGATCTCGGTCAGTGGCGCCTGGACATTGCCCAGCCCGCTGCCCGACGACTGAACCAACTCGACGAGTTCAGCGCCCGTCAGCGGTCCAGCGGGATCGAGTTCCGTGATGCGCTTGCTGGCCATGCGTCACTCAAGAATGCGGAAATCGCCGGCCTCGGTGATCCGCCGATCACCAGCCTGGGTCATGCGATGGATCAGCAGCTCCATCGCCTCCACCAGGATGAGGCGAAGCTCGTCACCGTTCTCGATGACGCTCTTGATCCGCCAGGCCATGGCGTTGAACTCGATCTCGCCATCGACGAGATCGCCCACGGCGATGCCGAGCCTGTTAAGCATGGTGCGGCGGAGATCAGCGGCCGGGCGGATGGTCTGCACGCCGATCGAGCCGGCCTCATCGACCGTGACGCCCTGGGTGTGATCGATCACGACAACGTCGTGGCTTGACGTGCCGATAGACAGCACGGCCGGTTGCCCGAACGTGTCGTAGACCGGCCCAAACACCAGGGCGTCAAAGTCGATCATCGCCAGTAACCAGACTCAGTTGCTGGTGTGGATCTTGACCGCGAGCCGCGGGCGCTTGTTGACCGGCAGCGGCGAGGCCTCTGTCTTTACGTCAATGGCGCTGCCGTCCGGCCGCGCGATCTGCCTCGCATAGATCGGCAGCCCCATGGTGTTGACGGTCTCGATCAGGTTGGCTGGTGCCCCATAGGTCACGAAGGTGTCCATGGTGCCGAGCGGGAACGCGATGCCTTCGTTGGCCGGGATCAAGGTTTCGGTCGCACCGGTCGAGAGCGTGACCGTGGCGTAGTATTCCTCAAACACGATCCCTGAGAACGGAAACCGCCGGCGGGTGTCCTCACGCAGCGGCTGGGCGCCGGTCGAAGAGAAGTACTTGTAGGCGTCCTCGACCTTGGAGTGTCCAATCAGCTTGTCGAAGAACCCGGGGCTCACGAGCGCAAGAACGCCGTTCATGGTCTCGCCCTTGAGCTCGGTCTCGATGTTGCGAAGCACCTCCCGGCACTTGGCCTGGACGTTGGTGCCGGCGGTCCCAAGCACGAAGTCGACCGACTGCTGGGCGAGACCGAACTCGTCGAAGTAGTCGTAGATCTCGGTGCCGGCGCCATCTTTGACCACGCCGCGCAGCGCGTTGATCTCCATGTATTCCCGGGTCTGGGCATGTTTGGCCCGCATCCGGGTAATCTTGCGCTCCATGACGGTGGCCAGCGGATCGGCGGCATCGGCGACACCGAAGCCACGCACGCCCTGGATATCCTGCGGGGTGATCACGTCGTCATGCGGGATCCAGGGCACCGTGAACGATCGCATCGATCGCGTATCGCGGTTGGCGACCGTCGCCGGTCCGCCGAGCGGCACCGTCGGCAGCAGGTTCAGCACCCCCTCGGCCTGCTCGATGATGACGCTGCGCTGGGTGATGCCCTCGAAGCGGAACAGGCCCATTGCACCGAGCCGGGTGTAGACGTTGGGCAGAATGTTGATGGCCGTGGTCATCTCGGCGAGCGAATAACCACCCGCGTCGAACGGATTGATCATGGGTGCCATGGAATGTGTCCTTGAAAGCGAAGGCCCCGACGGCGTTGCCGTCGAGGCCCGGATGAATGGTTAGGATGTGAAGCTGAGGAACGTTGCAGATCAGGCGGTGTCGCGAGGGACGACCCCAGCATTGGCGAGCTGCGTGTGCTTTGCCGTCTTCTCGGCCGGCTGATCGACCGACGCGTCGAAGGCGAGCGCTGCCTTGGACACGATGGTAGGCCCGCGCGCGACCACGAGGCCTGTCTTATCGGCCGCGGTCGCATCGACCGCCTCAATCAGGACGGAGACCGCGGTCTCAGCACCCTCGTCACCCACCACTTCGGCGGCTGGCGAGAGCCGGTACTTGCCAGAGGCGGTAATCTTGCCGAGCACGGAGCCCAGCGCATAGTTGGTGCCGGACTTCAGCGTCACGGTCTCACGGCAGTAGTTGGCATTGAGCTCATACTTGAGCAGGTCGCCGAGCGTCGGCGACATGGTGAGGGCGGGCATTGCTCTGGCTCCTTGTAACGATGATCAGGCGTGATGGCGGTCAGACTTGCGCGGCAACCGCGCGCTGCCTGGCACGCCGGACGATCGGGCTGTCGCCGGCAGCGGGCACGGATGGCGCCGCCGCAATGACGCTTGAGGCCTCGGCGCGCGCGGCGAGCGTGTCGAGGATGGACCGGCGAAGATCGGCCGCAGTGACGCCCCGTCGCATGGCATCCGCTGCATCGACATTGACGCCGAGCCTGATGGCCTGAGCGGCGAGGCTCGCGATCTCGGCATATTCCTCGCGGAGCCGCTCGGCTGGATTGGCCGCGGCGATCGGTTTCGGCGCGGGCTGAGCTACCGGAGCTTGCAGAGGTGGAGGAGCCGGTTCGGACTGTGGTGCGGGTGGCGCCGCCTCCGATACAAGCGTCCGTTCAGGCTCGCCTGCATCGTGTTCGTTCCGTTCGGTCTCGTTCGTCGCCATGGACGTGCTCCTCTTATGATTGGTGGGAGTGATGATGTTGCGGGCGGGTATTGCCACCCGGTCGAATTCGGCAGCCATGTCGGCAATCGCGGCATCGAGGGTGCCAACGCGGTCGGCAAGCCCGGCACGCACGGCAAGCTCGCCGCGATAGACAGCGGCATGGGTGCCGCGCACAGTTTCGGCAGTCAGGCCCCGGTTGGCGGCGACCAGGCTGCAGAAGTCAGCGTAAAGCCGGTCGACGTCGGCCTGGATGGTGGCTCGGGCCCTTTGTGAGAGCGGTTCATGGGCGTTGCCGTCGACCTTCTGGTCACCAGCAAATACGAAGCTCCACGACAGCCCGGCCTTGGCATCGGCGCCGCTCTCATCGACATGAACGGCAACCACGCCGATCGAACCCAGTTCTCCGGTGCGCGTGACGTAGAGCCGGTCCGCGGCACTGGCGATGGCATAGGCCGCCGACAGCGCGCCCTCGTTGGCGACCGCCCAGAGCGGTTTGCCGCTGGCGGCTTTGTTCGCGCCGATGTGGTCGACCAGGTCGAACAGCCCGCCGACCTCGCCGCCAGGCGAGTCAACATCAAGAACGACGCTGCGGACCGACGGATCGTCCATGGCTGACGCGATGGCGTCGCCGATATTGCCGTAGGACAGCAGGCCGCTGGTCGCATCGAGATAGCCCGAACGGCTCACCAGCGTGCCGACAACCGACACCACCGCGATCCCCTCCGCTATAATCGAGGTCAGCGGTGTTGGGGCGACCGCCGGACCGATGGGCTCAATCGGGCCACCGGCAAACCGCGGGGCCAGCACCCCGAGGATCACATCGAGCTTGGAGCGTGCGATCATCAGCGGCGTCCCGAAGACACGGGAGGCCACATTCGGCAAGTCAATCATTGGGGATCAGATCAGCGCCGTGCGGACGCGCTCGGTTATGGCCGCGAGGTCGAGATGGATCTCCGCATGGCCGCGATGCGCAACCACGGTCTCTCGACCGGCAGTGTCCTGTGGCGAGGCGCCCAGGATTTGCGCGGCTCGGCCCGGTCGAAGACCGGCCATTCCCAGTTCGGCGATTGCTGCGAGATGAACAATATCCCTCAGTGTGTAATCCCTTGGCACTCCCTGTCGGGTCTCCCGAAGCGGAACGAAGTGCCCCCGTTCGATCCACTGATGCACGCAAACCGACGTAATGCCCGCAGCCGTACAGGCATCACGGATGGTAAAGGTTCGTTCCGTCATTGCTGGGAATTCTCCTGTGAAGCTGGATCAGTCTCGGTTGGAAGAACTCCGCTCAGGGCGGTCCCACTGAACGAAAGACCAAGCTCTTTTTCGCGCGCCTTGTCAGCGGCGATCTCGGCATCAACTTGCTCGGCGTCATAGCCGCGCTCGGCCAGCGCCTGCGTGCGGCTCTTCAACCCGGCGTCGATCTGCTCGATCTCGGCGCGGGCATCTTTGAGTGGATCGACCCAGTCCCACTTCGGCGGCAACCAGCCGCAGGCGATGTACTCTCGCCGACGCCGGTCGTAGTCCGGTAGATCGATCGCGCCAGCAAGCACCGCCGTGTCCATCCAGCGCGCCCAGACCTGCCGGCACAATTGCCAGACGATGACGGCATGCTGATAAGCCTCAATGCGGCGGCGGAATTCCAGCAGCGCCAGTCGTGAGTTCGAGTAATTGGCCTTGAGCATGTCGTTGGACAGGTATGCGTATGGCACGCCGAGCGCGGCCGAGACCTGAAGCAGCGTACGGTACTGGAACGGTTCGTAGGTTTGCCCCGAGTCGGCAGGCGTGGACGTCTGCACCTCCTCGCCCGGCTCCAGCATGGTGATCTGGCCCGGTTGCAGGTCGAGCGTGCGCTCGTCGTTCTCGTCGCGGCCCTCCGCCGCATCGAGCGGCTCGGCCGGCGCCGGCGTCGTGATGAAGAGCGCGTGCATCGCGGCGACCTTCTTACGGTCGAGTTCGGCATCGTCGTACTGGTCGAGCAGGAACAGCTTGACGATGCCGGCGGCGAAGCGCGAGACTCCGCGGAGCTGACCGGCATCGACCGGATCGATGATGTGCACGACCTCAGAGGCTGGGATCCGTACGACCTCACCGGCAAGGCCTGGATCCGTCATGTCGCCCGGGTGGCGACGCAGAAAGTGATAGGCAACGCGCCGCCCGATCGCGTCGAACTCGATCCCCTGACGGACGACGTTACCGCCGGGTGAAACTTCGTTCCGGTTCAACGGCAGCATCTCCGAAGGCAGCATCTGCAGCTGTAGCGGGACCGCCAGCCCGTCCCGCGGCCGGCGTGGGCGGAACCGAAAGAACACTTCGCCCGCGATGAATACCTCGCGCGCGGCGCGCCGCTGCAGACCATAGAAATCCGTAAAACCTTCGGCGTCGGCCTCGTCGGTCCAGTCGAGCCAGAGCTTCTGTACCTGGGTCTTCAAGTTGGCATCCGCGATCAGGGACGACGGCTTGATGCCCGCACCCACCACATTGCCGGCCCAGCTCTCGATGGCGTTGGCGGCATAACCGTTGTTGCGAACGAGCCAGCGGGCGCGGGCGGTAATGTCAGGACCCGCCGCCGCGATCAGCGTGTTGAGGTGCGCGCGGCTTGGCTGGAAGCCCCGTAGTCTCCGGTTTGCAAGACCCGCCTCGAACCCGCCGATGAACGCACCGACGCGGCGTCGGAAATGCGTCAGAGACGCGAGCATTCAGAGTCCTTTCGAAGCAGAGGTCAAGATTCGCCTGCGACGACCGTCGCTTCCAGCGAGCGCAATCCTCCGCTCCAGATCGGTAATTGCTGCCGCCATCTCATTGTCGGTGGCGTAGGTCACACGCCGGCCGTCGATCTCGACGGTGCGTATGCCGCGGTAGCGCGCGGCCAGCAACACCTCACGCTGCGCGGTTAGTTCTTCGAGGGTCATTGCTTACGGCGTTCTGACGGCTGCGATGCGCACCGACGTCCAGGATTCGGATCCAGTTTTTCGAGAGAGGGTCGGTTACAATGCAACTGCGAGATTGCAATAGATCGATTCATAACTGGTGCGACATGGAAACCACGGAAAAGATCGTTGAAGCATACGTCCGCTATGTGAAGCGGTGGGCGACCATCCCAAACATTCGATGCAGTGGTCAATTCGAGATCGACCTCCTGGCAATCGATCCAGTTACGCTAGAGCGCTATCATGTCGAAACAAGTGTGTCCGGCTCCCAGGTTTATTCCAAATTGACTGGGAAAGACTTCGATCCGGCTCTCTTAAAGGTGCGCGTTCAAAAGCCAAAGATGCGACGAACACTAGGCTACTTCATCGCGCACAAGTTCGGTACGCCTGCCATCATTGAGAAGCTGGCCGAGTACGGGTTTAAGGACCACTACAAGAAAGTGGTGGTCACTTGGGACTGGACACCAGATGCAAAGGCCGCAGCGGATGCCCAAGGAATTGAACTATGGGATTTTCGGCAGATTATGCGTGAAATTGCAGAGTCCATTCGCACAACCCGGAGCTATTTCACAGATGACACACTGCGAACGATAAACCTATTTGTACGAGCATTGGCTGATGCCGAGAACGATCCAGAAATCGCCCCAGATCCGAAAATTGAAAAATCAAGAGCAGAGTCGGGGACCTACAACACTGGCGAAAGAATATCCGCACCTTATTGGGTTTATCGAAACTGGATACATCAAAGAGCGCGTCTGCACAGGGCGACATGCAGCCATTGCAATAATGGAATTGGCACCCAAAACAGCACCAACAGTGTAACTGGTGAGTGGAAGCCTTTTCCCACTGAAGAAGTCGCAAGAGCATTTCTTGCATCTACGAAATACGAAGATGCAAAGCTCTGCAGCGTATGCATTGGGCGCAAACAGCCCTAACGACGTTTTGTCTTTTCGTCTCTTTCAGCAACTCATATAGCTCGACCGAAACACGCGTCGGCTACGCGGCTCGTGGCGTCGCCGAATCATCCCAGCCAAGTTGTCATTGGGCGCTGCAGGCTTATCCTTACCTTGTTGAGCCAGAACGCCGACCTGTTGCTCGAGATTGAGCCACATGGCCTCGGTCCATCGATCGGCACCGGCGATCCATGCCGCGGCACGCGCATAGACCCTGCAATCGAGTGCCTCGTTGCGTTCGCGTAGCTTCTGCCACTCGAGACGGCTGAAGCCACGCTTCGTCTTCACAGTGATGAGCTGCTCGCCGACGAGCTGCTTGAGCCACTCAGCTTCGGTGCCGTTCGGCAGGTGCACGTAGCCCACCGGAAATTTCGCGCCCGCGGCAATCTCCTCATCGGTCGGCGCCGATAGACGCAGATAGCGATAGGTCTCGCTCTTGAAGGTTGAGACCGCGATCGTCCAGAGCCGCGCGCCACGGCGGAGCTTCTTACCGCCCTCGGTCACGTCAACATGCGTCGGGCCGATTACCGGCGCGGCGCGGTTGAAGCCCTCGACGCCCTTGATCGGCGCGACCTGCCCATGACCGGCGCGACGGGCCCAGGCGTAGACCGCGGGAGACTCATAGCCGGTATCGATCGCGAGCTTGGCCAGGCCAAGATGCGCACCGTGCGTATGCGGCCAAGTTTGGCTCACCAATCGTTGGAGCGCGTCCCAGCTCTTAGCATTCTCGGGGCCACCATCGATGACGATGTGCTCGACGAGCCAGCTCTCTAGATCTCGGCCCCAGGCCCAGACATCGACCTCGATGCGGTCCTTCTGCACGTCGGCACCGGCGGTCAGGAACAGGCCGCCGCTTGGGACGGTTCCGATCTGCCACGGCTCGCGGCGCTCGTAGAGCCGCTGCCAGTCCGGGGCTTCGCCGGTCTCAACCCAAGTTTCGCCAAGCGACGTGTTGATGAAAGTCTTCATCGCCTCGTCGCCATGATCCTTCGCCGAAAGGAACGTGCGGACCATCGCCTCCAGCCGAACCCAGGAGGAGTAGATCTCGTTTAAATGGAAGCCGGCGATGCCGGCGAACGGCGCTTGCGCCCGCCACTCGCCCTTGCGGACTGCGGCCCAGCGCACCGCGTCGCTCCACGACGTGGCGCAATGGACACATTCGTAGCGCGCCGTCTCCGGCCTATGGGCGCCGGTGGCCTCACGGTCCCACCGCACCTGGTGCCAAATTAGCGTCTGGCTCGCACCGCATTCTGGGCACGGCACCCAGAACTGGCGCTTGTCGCTCTCCTCGTAGGCCGTCTCGATGCGGCTCGCGCCACGGATCGTCGGCGTCGAGACCAGAACGATCTTACGGTTCCAGAAGGTGACCGTGCGCTTCTTGGCCAGATTGACCGGGTCGCCCTCGGCGCCGGCACTGAATGGATAACGATCGACCTCGTCACACAGCAGGATACGGATCGGACGGCTGGCCAGGCCCGAAGGCGCGTTCGCGCCGACGATGGTCAGGTGCCCGCCCGGGAACTTCTTGTGCAGGATCTTGTTGTTGCCGTCCCGCGAGCGCGGATTCGAGATCAGCCCGCGCAGGCACGGCGTGTCGCGGGCCATCGGCGAGAAGCGGTCCTTCGACCAGGTCTCGGCATCCCGCTCGGTGGGCATCACCACCATGATTGGCGCCGGGTCCTGCTCGACGTGGAAGCCCACCGTATTGAGCAGCATTTCTGTTTTGCCGACCTGGGCCGAGGACATCATGACGATGCTGTCGACCTTCGGGTCGGAGATCGCATCCATGATGCCGCGCTGATAGGCGGCACGACCGGAACGCCATTGGCCAGGCTCGGCGCTGGCTTCCGAGCTTAGCCTCCGCTTTGCGTCTGCCCATTCACTGATGGTCAGCGCCGGCGGCGGCGCCAGGATCGACAGCGCTTTGCGCACCGCCTGGATCAGCCGTTCCGGGCCATTCAGGATCAGGCGCCGCGGCGATCGGGAGATTGCTGAGTTCGTCGAGCGCTTCGGCGATGGTCTGGCGGATGCTCTCGCGGGCGCCCGCAATGGTGGTCTCCTCGTGGACGAGCGGCGCGAGGCGGTCGGGCAGCACCAGAAGCCGCGCCCTCAGCCGTGCCAGGACCGCGATCCAGGCGTCTTCCACTTCTGCTGCCGGAAGCAGATCGCTGCGCCGAGCGCCGGCATCCATCTCGGCGAGGTCGGCTTTGGCTTTGACCAACCGTGCTCGCTCAGCGCCAAAGTCAGCGACGCCGGACTGGGAACGAACAACCTGTTCACGCAGGTAATGGACATAGCCGCGCACCGCCCCGACCAGGTCGTAGCGACCGCGCTCATCGCCGCTGCGCGTGGCCGGTGGAATGATACCCTCGCGCGCCAGTTGCTGGACTCGCCGTTCAGTGAGATCGAGCAGACGCGCAATGACTGCAACAGGTTGTGTGTTGCTAGCCATTGGCTCCGTTCAACCCGTTGGCAGATCGGATCATGGTTGGGCGCTTATCCAGGGGTCGAAAAAGCTGCCCAGTTCGCATGCAGGCGCGGATTGATAATCTCAAAATCATTCTCGCCTGAACTGAGCAATCAAATTGCTCGTAATCGACTTGGCTATCGCCGCGATCGAAGCATTCATGCGGTCACCCACGCAGGAGACCGCCATGCGCCGCAACGACAAGCAACCCGCCCTGGACGCCTTCATTGCCCGCAAGGCCGAGATCGACACGATGCTCGATCGTCTCAAGACGCTGAGCGACGAACACTTCGGCGTGAGTCCCGATGATATCCATTGGGGGCATGTTGGCACACTCGCGCACTACGCCGAGCTGCTCAGGCAGATCACTGACGCGGCCTTCAAGGAAGGCGAGCACGCCGCATAACCGGCCATGCTCCAGCATTGCCCCGCACGGTCATCGCCGTCGGGGCTTGGGGCAGTAGCGGGGTCGCGATGGTCGTGGCCAGTCTGCTGATGGAGCAAATCCCATGAACACACGCTCAAAGAAAGCCAAGATCCAGACACCGAAGTCCGGCAAATCAAAGGAGCAGCAAGCCCCTCGCACCCGCGAGGGCAGCAAGCAGGCACAGCTCATCGAGATGCTGCGCCGGCCAAAGGGCGCAACCATCGACGAGGTCGTCAAAGCGCTGGCATGGCAGCCGCATACGGTGCGCGGCGCAATCGCCGGCGCGATCAAGAAGAAACTCGGCCTCGATGTTACCTCGGAGAAGGACGACAGCCGCGGTCGCATCTATCGAATCGCGAACGCCAGCTGACCCAAAGATCGGAACCGTGCCATAGCGACAGGGGTCGGGCTGCATTAGCGGCCCGACCCCTTAGCTCGTGCAATCTGCTGACGCTCCAAACTCATCTTGCCGCATGGGCTGTTTCCGCCCGGTTGCCGAGAGCATGCCCAACAGCGATCTCGGCCAGCTTAACATCCAAAGTTAATCAGATATGCCGTTCTCTCAATCCGAGCTTATGATTGACGAGCGATAACCAGAGCTCGATCGCTTCGAAATCAGTTGCTGCGATCCGATCCCTGAGCCAAGGCCTTCCTGACGTCGGATTGCGAGATCCCAAATTGCCGAGCAATGGCCGAGGGCTTGACGCCAGCCTTGAAGGCAGCGCGCACGGCGTTCAGCTTTCCTTTCGTTAGGCCGCCAGCCACATCTTCGACGGCCGTCCGCCGCCCCGTCGGCTTTGCCGCGGCCTGCGGTTGCGGTTTGGGCGGGCGGCCGCGTCGCTCGGCTTCGGTCGTGACCGCGGCAAGCAACGCATCAATCTCGGCGTTGTCCAGCCGCTTGAGCGATCCAGCCAGGTCTTTCGGCAAAAAATGTCGGGGCTCGGAAGCTTGTCGGTCAGCAGCCAGCGCAGTCTTCGGAACAGCCGGCGCATCGGGCTCCCTTGCTGAGGGAGAAGCCGGGAATAGGTCTGGTGTCTGATCCGCAGACCGGCGGGCTGGCATAAGAGCAACTATGCCGCCGGCCTCTCGTCGCAGCAATCGGGCTGAAATGGTTATTCAGAGTGCCTTGAGGCTAATGATGTTGATCCGCTTGAGCCTTCAGCCGCGAACTCTAGCCTGCCGCGCCGTGCAGCCTAATGAACAACAACACAGCGACCACCAGAATACCTACAATAGCAACGTAGACGATGCGCGGCATGGATCGAGTCCTAAAATCCTTTGAACAATCGCATTGCCAAAGTTTGGCCAGTGTTGATTTGGATCAACCGTTCTGGTCGTCATGGGGGAAGAGCTCGCCAGTATCAGCATGCCTTACGCTACCGCCCGTCGACCGCTGCCAGCGCTGAACGATGACATCGACGTATTTCGGGTCGAGCTCGATCAGTCGCGCGCGCCGCCCCGCGTGTTCTGCCGCGATCAGTGTCGTACCCGAGCCGCCGAACGGGTCGAGAACGACGTCGCGGCTCTTGGACGAGTTGCGGATCGCCCGCTCGACCAGCGCCACCGGCTTCATGGTCGGGTGCAGGTCGTTCTTGTGCGGTTTGTCGAAGAACCAGACGTCGCCCTGGTCCCGGGCGCCGCACCAGTAATGATCAGTGCCGTCCTTCCAGCCGTAAAGGATCGGCTCGTATTGGCGCTGATAATCCGATCGCCCGAGCGTGAAGGTGTTCTTCGCCCAGATCACGAACGTCGACCACTTGCCGCCGGCCTCACGGAAGGCTTTCTGCAGCCGGTCGAGCTCCGACGATGACATGCAAATGTAGACCGCGCCCTTGGTTGCGGTGAGGATATTGACGCAGGCGTCATAGAGCAGCGTGCCGAAGTCGTCGCCCAGGTTGTCGTTCAGGATCGGACGGTTCTTGCCGCGCAGCTTGTCTTTTGCGGTGTTGGCGTAGTCGACGTTGTAGGGTGGATCCGTGAAGGTCATGTCGGCGAGCTCGCCGTCCAGCACCTTCTCGACGTCGGCAAGCACGGTAGCGCTTCCGCAAAACACCCGATGCTCACCACAGATCCAGAGATCGCCAGGGCGGCTGACTGGCTCAGCCGGTGGCTCGGGCGCTTCATCGATCGCGGCGTCATCGACACCGGCCGCCAAGAGCTGGTCGATCTCCTGCTCGTCAAATCCTGTCAGGGCGAGATCGAGGTCCTCAAGCTTGAGGTCCTCGAACTCCAGCTTCAGCAACGCATCGTCCCACTCGGCGTTCTCATGGGAGCGGTTGTCCATCAGCCGATAGGCTTTGATCTGCGCCGGCGTCAGCCCGCGCGCGATATGGACCGGCACCTCGGCCATGCCGAGCCGTTTCGCCGCCGCCCAGCGGGTGTGCCCCACGACAATGGCCATATGCTCGTCGACCACGATCGGCTGGCGCCAACCGAACTCGGCGAGCGAGGCCGCGACCGATGCGATGGCGTCGTCGTTGCGGCGGGGGTTGCGCGCATACGGGATCAACTGCTCGATCGGCAGTGTGACGACATCCATGATCTGTCCGTGATGACGTTAAGGCGGGCAGCGGCGGCAGCGCGAAACGAAATGCCTCGACGCCACTTGTCGACCGGCAAACGAAATGCCCCCCAAACCCCCATTTCGCCAGAACCGGGGATCGAGAGGCCTTAAGTATTTGAATTCACGAGAGCGGGCGGCCAAACGAAACGAAGTGGCCTATTTTTTCCGCGTCACTGGGCAAGCGCCGCGCCCCCCCCGCATCCGTTTCTCAGCCAGGGAGGACCCGCGAATTCGTTGAGCTTCGTCGCGCGCGCCTCGTGCGAGCATGACGCAAAACTAACTCCCGAACGCGCTTTCTGTCTCGAATAAAAATGTCTCACTAAAAATTAGTCTCGCCTCAGATTGTGCTTGACGCACTGCGTGCACGTTCAATCAGAAACCGGCGCGATCGCTTCGTTGGCACTTGGCGCCCGCTGAGCCGCCAAGCGATCACGGTCAACGCGTACTCCCAGCGTCGATCGGCGGTGGCACGCGAGATGCCGAAGCGTGCGCAGATGGCTTTCCACGGTGTGCGATCGGAGCGCGCCCACACAAGCTTGGCGTCGTCGCCATCCAGCCAGCGCAGCCAGCCCATCGCTTCCTCCATGCGGCTGATCGCGCCAGCCGACGGCGGCGGAAGCCGCATCGGTTGCGGCTCTTGGCCGATGAGGTCAGCGAACTCCAGAAACATCGCCGGCCAGGTGTTGAAGTAGCCGGGCGTGCGGACGTTGGGCAGGCGCCGCATGACTTGCGCTGCATCCTCAAGCCTGGCCTCGACCATTTCGATGGTCCAGTTATCCATTGCCGGTGTCCTGCTGTGTGTTGCCGTAGAGCTTCTCACCGAGCTGACGGACCAGTTCGCGCTCAGGCCAGCTCAGCCGCTCGTCATCGACGCTGACGACTAGGATTTTCTGCTCGCGCCATCCGTCAAGTTTGATCTGAGTTGGTGAGCGCCGGGCCCCGCCGTAGCCTTTCGGTGTCCACCTCACTAGGCACCTTCCTTGGCGATCAGATCAACCAGCGCGCCTATGACAGAGGCGGGCGACTTGCCGTCACCGAGACGGCCCATGCTCGAAGCAAGGGCCGCCGGTTCGACGCCGTACTGCAACAGCAACGAAAGCGCGATGCAGGCGTCATCAAGGATCCGATCCATCGACGAGCCGAACTTGGCGCCATGCGTGAACACCTCGGCCACGCGATTGGTGCGCGGGTCAATTCCAAGGGTGGTCGAGTAGTTGTTGTTCTCGAACGCCAGCACGGTGGTGACACTCGGCCGGCGGTTGGGAAGCCTCTGCCGGGTCATCTGATGCCGCCCTGCGTCTCGATCGACCAGAGCAAAATGGCGATGGCGTCGGCCTCGTTGTCATCGTTGACTTGGAAGCCTCGGGCACGCACGGCTGCCATGACGGCCGCCTTGTCCGCATTGCCCTTTCCGGCAATGAACCTCTTGATGGTGCCGACTGGAACGCCCTGGTAGGCGATGCCTCGTTGTTCGCACCAGGACGTAAGCGTTGCCAGCAATCCGCCGTAGACGTGCGCGGCGTCGGTGCCGATGTGACGCCTGACTTCTTCAAAATAGATCGCAGTGATGTCGCCGGCATCCGCCGACATGGAATCTAGCCAGGCACGAAACCGCAGATAGCGGACGCCGCCACCGTTATAGCGGCCGGTACGAAACAAAACCGATCCGCTCTCAGGTTTACTCGTACCGGACTGCAGAGCCCAGCCGGTTGTGGTGCCTAGATCGAGCCCAAGAATATTCCGCCCGCGGCGGTCATTGGACCGCCCGGTTGTTTCCGAGACCGAACAGGATGACGAATTGGAGGATTGCACTTTGAAAGGCTCACACATGTGGGCCTTCGGCTTTGGTCGAATCAAATTTTAGATTCCGGCGACCGGCAAGCAAGAAAATTCGACCAGCACCACGTCGAATTCCGAGGCACTCGTGTCACCAACCTTCGAACCGTTGGTGACACGCTTTTGTTTAACCACAGCAACCATTTAGATCGTCGTGTCACCAACCTCGGTGTCACCAACGGGGTGCAACACTTCTATAGGGAAATGTATTTCCGTACGTCTTGTCCTTTCCACGCAACACTCTTGAACAGGTTGGTGACATTGGTGACGTTGGTGACCACGTTGTTTTTTCTCATGTATTTTGGTCACCAGCCTCCTCGCCTGGTTGGTGACCAGGGCGAGGTTGGTGACCAATAAAAGGTCGGCCAGCCACGGATTATGTCTGGTTGCGCGATCGGGGATAGAGCAGACCTCTCCGCGGACGACTCAATGAGCTCTCATGACCGTCAATGGGCGGGTGCCGACATATGCGCTACCGCATTCGAGCAGTCCGATGTTCTGCGCAGTGGAATTATTCTTTGAGGGGCCGCGGAATCGATCGGCCTTTGTCCTTCTCCGCAACAATGAATTCTACGAAGCGGAGCGGTTCGGTCGCACTTGGATTCCAGTGTGAGTGGATGGTGCCGGCAGGAACGAACAAGCTATCGCCTGCCTTCAACGTCACTGGCGCCTTACCTTCCTCTTGCCAAACCCCCGTGCCGGATAGAACATGAAACGTGATAGCAGCCGGGTGAAGATGCCTCGGGTTGATTCCGCCAGGAGCGTATTCAACGTTGTATACGGCGACTTCCTGATTAGCCGTGTCGGGAAGGACCATCTTCAACAGAGGCGGATGGGGGATCACCCCCCGCCGCTCCTGGCTCGCGGCCGGCTCTTGAAGCATACAAAGCGCTCCCATAATGATCCCGAAAAGGTTAAGCCGGGTCACCGCTAAGATCATTTCAATTCCCTCTTGGATGATCAGACCAACATGCAGCACACTCGCTCATAGCGGGCCCCGCTTACAAACGTATTTTGTTCAGAGGTAAGCCCAACAAAAAGTTGGGGTGATCTACAATGCGGCGACTGCCTTCACTGAACGGATTGCGTGCGTTTGAGGCTGCGGGCCGACACTGCAGCTTTACTGACGCCGCGAAAGAATTGAATGTAACGCAGACGGCGGTGAGCCGTTCGGTGCGTAGCCTAGAAGAGCGACTTGGTTTTCCGCTGTTCATAAGGCAGGCGAGTGCGCTGCAACTGACGTCAAGAGGCAACGCTTTGCTTACCGGACTTACCGACGCATTCGACTCCATTGCCAAGCTCACAGACGATGTAGCCGCGATGCGTTCGGGTCCGGTGCTAACCGTAGGCGTCGGGCCGACTTTAGCAGCCAACTGGCTAATTCCTCGTTTGATAGGCTTCCATGCCAGCCAGCCCGATATCGAAGTGCGTGTCGTGACCGGCGGCGCAACGCGGCCAATCCAAGACGACTGGACTTGCACTGTTCGCCGCGACGCCAGCGTTCAATCGGGCTATGTCGCCGATCAACTATTTCCAAGCCTGACTGTCCCCGTATGCACGCCGGAGATAGCGCGCCACCTCCAAGCGCTCGGCGATCTGAGCAATGCCACGTTAATTCAGGTGACAAGTATGTCAGACGACTGGCCACTTTGGTTCAAGGTCGCTGGCTTGCGCGGTCGACTTACCGGTGGAATTGTCTTCGAGAGTAACGCTCTTGCAATGCAAGCCGTGTTCGATGGCGTGGGTGTGGCCATAGCCCAGCTACCCTACGTGAGTGCCGCTCTGGTATCCGGTCGTCTTGTGGCGCCATTCTCGGTTTTCGCGCGCAGGCCAGATACTTGGCTTCTCGAGTACCGCACGGCGCGCAAAAGCGACCCAGCCCTAAAGAAATTTCGCAAATGGCTACTTCGGGAAGCCAAGAAAGAATGTGAAGTACAAGACACGTTAATCAGACGGGCTACGGGATCTAGGCTGGATAAACGCGCCTGAAGGGACCACTCAGCGAGTGGTCAACTAGCTTTATCGAGTCCAAAGCGAATACCGATCTGAACCCCCCGAGTCATCGCCTATACCGCCATTCTCGAACTTCCTCTGACCTTGCTCCAATCCTTGCCTGATAGCGTTCCCAGCCACGCGCTTTCAGATAAGCGGTCACCCGCATCTGATCCGCGCGGGTCCAGCGCGCCGCTTCGATCCCGAGCGCGCGTTCAAGGATTTCACCCACGCTGACGTCCGTCAGCGGGCTCGGCCGCTCGACCTCCTCGTCACGCCAATCATCGAAGCTGCCATAGCCGTGATTGACCCGCCGCCGATCGAAGCAAAGCCAGCGGTCAATGCGGCCATCCCAAGCGTCGGTTTGGTACCGCTTGTCCTGCTGAGCGTTGGCGGCGGCGATGAGCTCCGGCTCGTCCAGCCACCAGATCGCGCCTTCACGATATCGGGCAACTGCTTCGGCCCACAACTGGTCGCGATCGCGCCAGAGCGCATCGAGATCGATGCTACCACAACGCACTGGCCAAAACCGGCGGTTGCCAGTCTCGTCGCGCAAATATGTCTCGGGATTGACGCTGCCGGCGAAAACGCATTGCCGCGGCACGGTCACGATGTAACGCTCATAGGGTGGACGATAGCGATCCGTCGTGCGCGTCAGAAAGGCCTTGATTCGAGATACTTCCGTCCGTCCCATGGCGTCGAGCTCCGCCATCTCATTGATCCAGATGCCGCGCATCTGCTGAGCGGCATCCTTTGATCCGATCTCGGCGAGCTCGTCGGTGAACCATTCTTCGCTGGCAAGGACCTTCAGCGCGCTTGATTTCTTAGCGCCCTGGGGCCCTTCCAAGATAAGCATGTGATCGGCCTTGGCGCCCGGCTGCATGATGCGGGCAACGGCAGAGATCATCCACCTCGCGCCGAACGCGCGGTTGAGAGGTGTGTCCGCGGCTCCAAGGTATATGTTGGTCCAGAGTTCAAGCCGCGGCTGACCGTCCCAGCGAAGCGCATTGAGATAGTCACGGACCGGATGGACGCGAATGTCGCGCGCTACGGCGCCGACCGCCCGCGCGACAATGGCTGGCGCCACATTGATCTCGCGGCGCTGCAGCCATTCGGCACAACGTACGTCATCGGCATCGCTCCAAGCGCGTGGTAAAGATTCTGGGCGCTCATCCCATGGGAGCGACCGTGCGACACAAACCTCCTGGCGGAATTCGTCGTACACCAGCGCACCGGCGAACGCCTCGTCGTTCGACAGCGCGGTGATAACATTGGCCTCGTTCCGCTCGGGCGTGCCGGCGAGGTCCTGCAGCAGTTGGCTAGCCCAGCGCGGTCGCACCGGCGCGCGATGGACGTCGCCGGTGGCATTAAGGCGGCGGCGCAGTTCACCAATTTGCTTGTCGAGAACAGCAACTGGAATGCCAGTCGAACTCTTGATCGTGGTCAGTACCTGCCGTTCCGGCAGCGGTTCAAGCCGAGCTTGCACGATTTGCCCGAGCAAGCTTCCGAGCGCCGAGAGATCAGGCGGCTTGGTGAGACTGCGCGCGACTGCGTCAAAATCTGTCGGAACAATCGGTTCAGCCGGGGAAGTTTCATCTTTCTTCGGGGCATAGTCCGCGGCCGACACGCCGCGCATCAAATCGTCGTTGAAATCGTCGCCATGCAGAGGTGTGACGATCATGCTCGCAATACCTGCTGCCGTGAGCCGTTCGGCCAATGCTTTTGCGGCTTGCCCTCCGGCATCGCCGGCATCGGCAAAGATCGTCACCTTCTTGATGACCTCCGGCCATAGCCACCGCCGCATGCCGTCAGCAGAGAGCGCGGCCCAGGTCGGCACGCCGAAGATCGCGTAGGCCGAGAGCGCGGTCTCGATGCCTTCGGCAATCCCGAGATGGCCATTGTCGTCGATCGGGAAAAGGCGCAGCGAGCCGCCACCAACAGGGCCCAACATTTTCTTGCCAGGCGGTGCCTTAGCGGAGCCTTTGTCGAGCAGGTAAGTGCGATGGATGCCGCCGGTCGGTTCGCCACCGCCGTCGCGGATGCGGGCGACCAAGCCAGGCCAGCCGCGCCGGGTGTCGAAATCCGTCAGGTCCGGATTAAACAGCAGGTCCGGGCAAGCCGGATCCTTGAGCCCTCGAGAGGCGAGATAGCGTTCGCCGACAGATCCGGCGATCGGCTCGCAGCTGGCCAGGATCCGCGCGATCTCGTGGCTATGATCGGCCTGGCTGACGGGCGGCCGACTTGGCATCGGTCGATCGAGACGCGCGCATTTGGCGGCTTCATCAAACAGCGCCGGCGCCGTGAGGCCCGTGCTGTGATGAATGAGATCGATCGGACCCGCGCACTCGCCGGTCGCGTGATCATAGCCCCAGCCGGCACGCGGACCCTGGAGGTGGATGACACAAGAGCCTTCGCCGCGCGGCGCTCGTCCCGAAAGGTCAGCGCAGCGGAGTGTCTTGCGATCTGATGACATTCGCGCATGCGGAAACATCGACGGCAGCCATTCGGCTGCCATCGAACACAAGCGCTGTTTGATCTCCCGGAGGTCATAGCGGACCGGCGGCCGCCAGACGTCGTTGAGATCGATGAACGAGCTCTCCCCCATGTAAGTTGCAATCCAACCTTCTCGGCCGCACCTCTCAGCTCAGAATGACGAGGCCTCGCTCGGCGCGCGTGATCGCGGTGTAGAGCCAGCGGGCACGGTCGAGCGGCGTCTTGCCCAAGCCGTCGTCCCAGACGATGACGTTCTCCCATTGCGAGCCTTGCGACTTGTGGCCAGTGATGGCCCAGCCGAAGGTCGCCTCGGTCAGCAGGCGCTTCGCCTTCCAGTCCCGGTCATGCCGGCTCTTGTCGAAAGCAACATGATCTTCGAAGTGCCCCTTGTAGATGCGGAGCCTCTCAGGCTTGTCGCCACCGCCGGGCACTTGGATCGGATTGCCATCTTCGTCCTTCACGATCGCCGAGAAATAGTGACTGCCCTCGTCGATGATGTCATCCAGCGTGATGAACATGCCATTGATCAGGCCGAGGTCGTTCTGATTCTTCAGGCAAATGAGCTTCTCGCCGCGCCCGGTCGGCAGGTAGCCATCGCCGTAACCTGCGGCACGCCGCATGGCGTTGTTCAGGCCAAGCCTTGTGGCATTGAGCCCGCAGATCACCTGGCCGCCGCGCAGGCACTGCTCGGGCGTCACGTCCATCTTGCGCATCTTCCAGACGAACGTGTCGTACTGGCCAAAGCCGATCGGCTCGCCGTTCCGCGCCATGGTGGCAAGCCGAATGATCGCGCTTTCGCCAGCCTGGCGGTGGATTTCGGTGAGCATGATGTCGGGGGCGTCCTTGGTGAAGGCGCCTTCGCCCTTAATTGGCGGCAACTGGCCCGGATCGCCCAGCACCAGGATCGGCTTGCCGAAGCTCATCAGGTCGCGGGCCATGTCCTCGCCGACCATTGAGACCTCGTCTAAGACAATCAGCTTAGCGTTCGCGGCATCGCTCTGGGGATTGAGCGCAAAGCGTGGCTTCTTCATCTGCGACATCGTCAGCCGCATCGCCTCGATCGCGGCCTCCGCGGCCGTCCGGTCGAAGCCCGTCAATTGCAGGGCGCTATGCTCGGCCTCCTCGATCTTCTTTCCGGCCGCCTCGATCTCCTCGTCGGTGGCCGCGATGACGCTGTAGATCAGGCTATGGATGGTGCGAGCGGGTGTACCCTTCCGACGAAGCACGAGCGCGGCCTTGCCGGTGAACGTCGCCGTTACCACGCCGGGCACGCATTGGCCACCCTCGCGATCGCCGCGATGCGGCTCAAGGCCGAGTTCGGATAGCGCGAACTTCAGGACGGTTGATTTGCCGGTGCCGGCATAGCCGAATAGCCGGAACACCTGTTTGCGGCCGGTTTCGTTCTGAAACCAGTCCTTGATGGTGGCGATCGCGCGCGCCTGGGTGTCGGACGGTGTGACGTCGCTCATACGGCGCGCCTCCAGCAGCGGTCTTGCCAGGCGCACGCGGGATGCCATTCCCCATAGGTCACGCCGCCGCGGCAGACGGCCGAGCTGCGGTCCATCGCGGCCCGCGGCAACAGTTCTTCTGATTGGCTTGCCCGCACAACCTGCAGCGCGCGGTCGCTCATCCGTTGCGCCAGGGCGGAGTCGAATGGGACCAATTCGCAATGCAGCTCGAAGGTGTCGCGATTGAGCGCGGTGAAGAGCGCCGGATTAGGCAGATCGAGATAGGCCTGATAGAGCGCGATCTGCGCTGCGTAGATCGGCTTTGCCAGCACCACGCCGCGCTTGACCACCTCCTTCCACGGCGCAGCACCGAGCGCCTTCGTTTCCCACAGCGCCGGATAGTCCATGTCGGCCGGCCCCGAAAGCAGACACCCGTCGATGTGTCCTTTGAACCTGCCGTCGAGCGCCGCGAAGCCGAACTGCCGACCGTCGGCGCGTTCGGTGCGCAGGTCGAAGCCTGCGGTGCGCAGCCAAGCGGCGACGATATCCTCGCAACGATGGCCGGCCTCGAAGATGCGGAGCGTCTTGCCCTCGAACTCCCGTCCGTCATCCTTGGGCACCGCGAGGTAGTCGTATTGAATCTGCCGGAGGCATTCGCGGCCAAGGCCTGAGGTGCTCACATACTGTCGCGGCGCCTGTGCGCGATTGCGAATGCCGAGCGCGCGGTCGATCGCGTCGTTGATGGCGACTGCTACGCCCGGCGCTCGCGCAGGCTGCTCGTATTGGCAACCGGATTGGTGATTGAGGTCGATCATGCCGGGTCGGCCTTTCGGCGGGCTTTCGCGATCGGACTGTTTTCACCGGTGCGACCGCGGCAATAGGCCAGAAAACCTTCCGCGTTCAGATTCTGTTTCTGCGTGCCCCATTCGAGGTTCGACGCCCGATTGTTGGCAGCGTTCTCATCCGAATGCATGACCACCGCGTCTTCGAATGGCGCAGGTCCATGGAAGGCCTCGGCGACCAGACGGTGGACCTTGTACGTCTTGCCCTGGACAATGATGATGAAGCGGGCGTCAGCCTTATTCCAAACCCCGAAGGTGGGCTGACCGCCGTAAGCTCTCGTGCCACCTTTGGGCATTGGCTCGCGGTGCGGGACGAACATTACACGCCCCTCGCTGCTCACGAGGACGCCGGGAACACTTGGAACGTCGCGCCAGATTTCGCCGCTCAGCATGTCTCACCAAGGAATGTCGTCGTTGAGCGCCTGCCGCTGCATCGACTCCTGGAAGCCGTCGACGCAGGCCTCGATGATGCGGTCGATGTCAGCCGCGGGACGATCGTGAAACGGCGCCAGCAGGCCGAGCTCGCCCAGCACCTCGGCCAGGTATCGCCGCGCTCCCTTGATCGCGCGCGCTTCCATGTCGGTCTTGTCGATCAAGCCCTTGTTCCTTTTGGCAATGGCTGCGCCAGCGTCGAGGCAGCGCAATGTGCAGAATGCAAAGGTCGGGAAGCGGTCGGGCCGCAGTTGATGGGTGTAAAAGAAGCCGCCGCTGCCGCGACCGCAGACCGCGCAGCATCTCACCCGAGCAGTATCGAGAGCGTCCGCGACCCGGATTCGTCGGGGCGCTCCTTCATCCGAGTTGATGCCATGACGATGAAGGTCGAGATCGCGTTCTGCGCCATCGCCTCGAGGTCCGGCAGGGTCAAGGAGCGGATGGGCCGGTGCAGGCCGCCTCTTCCTTCGAGCCATTCGCCCATTGCCTTGCCGGCCTCGCGCGCGACATGCGCCTGCCACTCGTCATCGGTCATGCGGTCAGTTGTTCAGCCAAGCGGGCCCCCCGGCCGGCGGGGCTGGAGCCGGATTGGGCGCTTGGCCCGGGTTGGCCCATGGCACGCCCGCTACAGCGGGCGCCGCGGGCGACGCTGTTCCCGGCCCCGATGCCCAGGCCGGCGACTGGTTCGTCGCGGCTTCCTGGGCCTTTCGCGGCTTGGCGTTGACCGGCTCAGGCTGCACGGCCTCGCCGCGCATGACCGCGGCATATTGGGGCTCGCCGGGCAGCACCACGTTGGCGAGCTTGTTCTGGTCGCGGTATTTCGGGTCGGAGGCCGGCTCGACCATGATGCGCGCGGCGAACACGATGCCGTCGAGCTGCTTTAAGCCCTGGATCACACGCTTCTGCTTTGCCGCGGCACTCTCGTCTTTGGGATCAAGCCCGAGTGCGCTGTCGACCATGGCGCGGAATGCACTCTTGGAGATGTTCCAACCTTTCGACTGCCCTTTGTCGTCAAGCTTGCCGCCCGCGACGGTGAAGTTCTGCCAGAACTTCCGCCGCACATAGGGCCCGGCCATCACGGTGAACTCGCAGTCGAGCATCTTGGCGTCGCTCGATTGCGAGGCCTTGAGCAGGCCAGCATCAGCGGGCGTCGAGCCATTCAGCCCGCCGGGCCGCACCGTCATCCTCACCTTGGCGAAGGCGCCATCCGGAATGAGCTCACCCACCGGCGCCATCTGCGGCTGCGCGTCATTGAGATCGTACATCGTGGTTCTCCTGTTTGTTTCGAGATCGGTTAGGCGGCCTGCACGTTGGCGGCAGCCGATGACAGGGCCGTCGTGTTCGCGGGCGGGCTGTTGATCTTGGCGAGCAGCGCGCCGAGATGCGGCGCTTCCGTAAGATCGAGCCGGCCGCTGCGGTCCTTGGCGGGCAGGCCGTAGGGATTGCCGGAACGACACACGAGGCGGCGCTCTGTCGCCTTGTCGTCCAGCAGGTACGCGCCCTCGGCGTCGCGCGAGAAGAGATGCAGCGACATCACCTGGTCGACGATACCGGGAAGCTCACGGCCAGCCTTGGAGCCTTCCATTTGCGGCTGCCAGCTGACGACATTGAACTCGTCGGTGACTTTCTCCAGAACGCCGACGAAGATCACGGTCTTACCCGGAGCGTGCTGCAGATGCTTCAGCGCCTGGATGACCTCGCGGCCGAGAAGGCCATAAGCACCGCGAACATCGGGTTTTCCTGTGCGGTCGGAGAACGCTTCCGGCTGCTGCTTGGCATAGGCCATGGCCTGGCGGGTCAGATCAGTGATGCTGTCGACGAACACCACCGACTTCGAAGCGAGGAACTCCTCAACGCCGCTGCCCGCATAAACCTGACGGGCGTGCTGATGATGCTGCGCGCCGTACCAGGCGTTCGGATCGGCCGCGGGGTCGGGTCCCCCGATCAACACCGCCATGTCCCGGAAATCGACGAAGCTCCGGATCGGGATGCTTCCGCCCGGCCAGTCCTGTACGGACTTCATGCCGGCTTCGAGATCAAGGCACACGGTTTGATCCGGCGGTAGCGTGCGGAGCAGCGAGGTCTTGCCGACACCAGGCGGTCCGAAGATCGCAATCGAGGTCTTGTTGTTGGTGGCCGACAGCCGCTCATCGGCGGTGACGATACGAACTGGCATGATGTTCTCTTTTCTCGAAGTTGAAGGTCAACGGCGGGGCGTTGACCGGCGCCGAAGGACTGCCTGTCCGCTCTCGCGAAACGGACTGCCCCGCCGTTGTTGTCGTTCGAACGAGCGCGATCAGGCGGCCGCGGCCGGCTCGGAGTTCGCTTCGTGTGGTGTCTTGATCCGATAGACGGGTCGGCCGGTTTCGACCGTGCGTGCCGGCGTGAACAACTCACGCACCGGGCGCGGCCAGTTGGCGTAGGCGGTTTCCGAGACCTCGAGCTTCGTCTTTATGTAGTCGGCCGGATCGTCGCCCCAGCCGGTGCGGATCACCTCGCCCGCATGACGAAGCTTGTCCTGGTCCCATTTGACCCGCTTGGGCAGCTCGGCGATGACGACGAAGCCGTTGTCCTCAAAGCGAACTGTCCCGGTGTCCTTGCCCTCCTCGGCACGGCGCTGTTTGGCGCGTGCTGCGTATTTGAGATCGAGCGCGGCGCGAACCTTGTCTTCGATCAGCGCCAGCGTCGCACGCTGCTCAGCCAGATCGTCAACAATGCAGGCCAGTTCCGGCGCGGTCAGCTGCGCAATCCCGGCGGGCTCCAGATGGCGGACGTGCTCGGTCATGAATGCAAGCTTCTGCATGTGGAGCACCATTACGCTGCGAGCGGCGCGGGCATGGACGGAGGCGGATTACCGGCTCGGGCGTTGCTCATCGCCGGCGTTGGTAGGGCTTCGGCACAGCGCGAATGAACGCGTCCGGGCTGCGCCTTCACGGCGATGTAGATGTAATCGTTGGGCCCAATGCGCTTCTGGACCGGCAGCACCGCCCCCTTTTCGGCGAGCGCCATCACGCGGTTGGCGACCACCGGGACAATCAGGCGCGACGCAGCATCCAGCACATGCGCAGAGGGCGTTCGGTCATAGGCAAGATGGCCCCGGTAATAGACGATCCGATCGCCGGGCTTGGCATCAACCAGTTGGTCGACCAGCCCATTCTCGTCCACCAGCGCCGTGTGTTGGGCGATGGTCCCGGCAGATGCCGAGGGTGCGGCGGGGCGATGAAGCATGACATACCTCTTCCGTTCAGCCGCGCGCATGCGCTCAGCCGTTGTGACTGGATTGTGAATTCGGAGCCTTCAGTTCGGAGCCCGGTGGTCATTCGATCCTCCGGGCTGCTCTCGCCCTCTATGTAGCGAACCAGACCCCCGATCACTCCCAAGGGGTCAGTTCCATCGCTACATTCGCCTGAGCTTTGTCATCAGGACCCAGGCGTTTTCGCACGATCTCAGCGCAGACGAGTTGCACACGAATTTCGCGAAGCCTGCGGAAGAACTCGCTGCTCGCCAATCCCGAACGCCGCTGCGCCTCTGCGATCTCCCCCTCCTCGTGCAGCAGAAGCCTCGCCACGTGTGCCAGCTCCGGCGGAAGCTCTTCGACAAATTGCGCCACCGACAGCGACAGCTCGAAGTCCGGCCGAGTAATCAGCAGGTTCTCGACCGTGGTGCGGAGTGCCGCGGTTTCGCTCTCATTGGGGGGACCGTCGAGTGAGCCTGCGCGGGTGCGGCGATCGGCGCCGATCGCGTCGGCAAGGCCCTGGGCGACCTGCCGCGCCACCCGTTCCGCAAAAGAGGACCAGGCGCCGCGCGAAGGATCAAAGAAACGGCGCCGCTCCAGCAACGCCAGCAGGATGTCCTGCTCGACATCCTCGCGCTCGGCATCGCCGAGCCGCATCGTCCGTGCCACCCGCCGCGCGTGATAGGCCGCCGCCGCCATCATGGTCCGTAACTGCCTGCCATCGATGGAGCGATGATCTTGTTCAACAGCGACGACGGCAGGCTCGGACATGGTATTTCCCTGTTTTGGTTGTTGTTACGGTCGCGAAAGACAAAGCCTCGGCGTTCCCGGGCAAGGCCCAGGTCGGGCGCGTTTCGAAAGCTTCAGCGATGGAGCGAGTTGGTGCTTAGCTTGGGCCGCGGGACTTGAACTCGCGGTAGAGCGACACGGCGAATTCGAGATCGCCTTGCATGTCAGGCGGCAGGCGCTTGGCTTCGATGAAGGCCTGGTCGGTGGTCTTGAGCCCAACCCGTTCGCAGGCCGCGATGATCAGCGAGTCCTTTGGTGCGAGCTCAAGGCCCCGCTCGATGCGGGACCAGTACGCCTGCGAGATGCCGATCGAGTTTGCGAGATCCTTCAAGGACAGATCCGCTTTTTCGCGCTCAGCCCTAAACCATGATCCAAATGACATGACAGACACTCCTTCAAACGCCGTCCCAGGCTCGACCGGTCCGAAGGAGGTCGTACCGGTCGAGCCTGACACGCATGAAACTTTCCGAGACGCCGTAAATCTCGGCGAGCGAGAACACGATCTCTTCGACCGCATCGCGATCGAGCCCGCGGCCGTCATAGGCCGGCGCGCCGGAGATCACGGTGGATGGCCGCGGCGAAGCCGGCAGCCGCTGTCGCTTCGCCCTCCGTTGCAGATCAACGCGCAGCGTGCACGGTGGCACCAGCAGCGCGCCCATGAATTCGTTGGCGCGAAGCTCCCGTGGGTCGCGCGTTCTGGGGGACGAACTGAAGCTCGACGAAACCGGTTCGGCCGGCGGCACCAGGATCCAGCCAGGCGCGTCGAACACGACGTGGCCCAGTTCGTGGGCGATGGTCGAGCGCAGCAACGTGTCTGCATTGGCAAGCATCGGCCCGTTCACCGACACCATCACGCAGCGGGGCGAGGCCTTGTCGAATTCCGTCACACCCATCACCGGCTTGCCCGAGGCATTGGTGACCGCGTGATCGAGATCCCACGACGCTTCGAAAGCGAGGCCATTGACCTCGATCTCGGCCAGGCGCTCGGCAACGCCTTCCACGGGGAGGCATCGGCCGCGCCGTTGGTCGCCCAACTGGAGCCGGACTTGCTGGGCGACATGCCAGACGTTGGCGGGGCTGAGCCCCTCCGGCTGGCCGGTGAAAGAAGAGTGGCGATACGCGACCTGAACCAACGGCATTCCGCTTCCCTTGTCGTTGTTCTCTATTTGTTCTCATAGCCGCGCCGCCGAGTCCAGAAGAAAATTAACCCGTTACGCAATTCCGTGAGGAGTTGCCTAAGCTGTTGGGATAGGCGGGGATTTCGGACTGTTACAGACCTGTTGGGAGCGATTGGCCCCCCAAAACCCTACTAAGCGGGCATGAGCAATGCCCTCAATCCGCGCCACATGTCGGCCGCCGAACGCCTGGACGAGGCCGCCGGGATCCTGGCCGCCGGCCTCATCCGGCTCCACGGCCGGAAGTCCAGTCCTTTATCTCCGCCACGCGGAGAGAGTTCACTCGACTGTCCCGCCCACCAGAGCGGTCATGCCAACGCCCTCACCGACGATGGAGCATTGGAGTGACCGATACCGTGCTGGCCCAATTGGCGGCCTTGAAGACCGCGCCGATCGGCGTGCTGAAGGACAAATGGCGCGAGCTCTTCGATGGCGAGCCCCCACCTTATAACCGCCGCTTCCTCGAACATCGGCTCGCCTATCGGATTCAGGAATTGGCCTACGGTGGGCTGAAGCCCGCGACGCTGAAACATCTGCGCCAGCTCGCCGAGGACCTCGACGGCGGCGACCCGGCGCGGCGCCGGCAGCCAGCGAACCAGCGGCCGGTCGCCGGCACTCGGCTCATCCGCGAATACCAGGGCGTCGAGCACTGCGTCACCGTGCGTGGCGAGGATTTCGAGTACCAGGGCCGGCCCTACAGATCGCTGTCGGCCATCGCGCGCGCCATCACCGGCACACGCTGGAATGGCCTCACGTTCTTTGGCCTGAAACAGCATCAGGCCCGCCCATGAAAAAGCCGGTGGTCCGCAAACTTCGATGCGCCGTCTACACCCGCAAATCGAGCGAGGAAGGGCTGGAGCAGGAGTTCAACTCGCTCGACGCCCAGCGCGAGGCTTGCGAGGCATATATCGCGAGTCAGCAGCCTGCGGGCTGGATACTCGTGCCCAACCGCTATGATGACGGCGGAATCTCCGGCGCGACACTTGAGCGTCCCGGCCTCCGGAGACTGCTCGCCGACATTGAGGCACGGCGCGTTGACGTAGTGGTGGTTTACAAGATTGACCGTCTCAGCCGCGCGCTGATGGACTTCGCCAAGCTTGTCGAGGTGTTCGACCGCAACAACGTTACTTTCGTCAGCGTAACGCAGTCGTTCAACACCACCACGTCGATGGGTCGGTTGACGCTGAACATCCTGCTCTCGTTCGCCCAGTTTGAGCGCGAAGTGATCGGCGAGCGCATCCGCGACAAGTTCGCGGCTTCTCGCAAGAAGGGCATGTGGATGGGCGGTTTTGTGCCGCTCGGCTATGACGTCAAGGATCGCAAGCTGGTCGTGAACAACGCGGATGCCAAGAAGGTCCGGATGATCTTTGAGCGGTTCACCAAGATCGGCTCGGCAACTACACTGGTGGCGGCGCTTCGAACTGAAGGCGTCACCGGCAAATACGGCAAACTCATCGACAAGGGCTACATCTACAAGCTCCTGAATAACCGCACTTACATCGGCAAGGCCGTGCACAAGGGCACGGTCTATCCTGGCGAGCACGAAGCCATCATCAGCCAGACGCTGTGGGACAAGGTCCATAGCATCCTGGGAGACAGCCCACGCCAGCGCGCAGCACGAACGCGAGCGCAAACGCCGGCCTTGTTGAAGGGGTTGATCTTTGGCCCGACGGGTCGGGCGATGACGCCGACGCATACTCGTAAGGGCGGCAAGCTCTACCGCTATTACGTCTCGACGGACGTGCTCAAGCGCGATGCCAACGCCTGCTCGGTGCGCCGCGTGCCGGCTGCCGAAATCGAGAGCGCCGTGATCGAGCAGGTGCGCAGCGTGCTGCGATCGCCGGAAATTATCGTGCGCACGTTCCGGGCGGCCTGCGAAACGATCGATGGCTTGACCGAGGGCGACGTTCGAACCGCTCTGCAACGGCTCGACCCGCTTTGGGACGAATTGTTTCCGGCCGAACAGGCTCGCGTCATTCAGCTGCTGGTCGAACGCGTCGATGTCGCTCCGGACGGCGCCGACATCCGAATGCGGACCGAAGGCCTGACCAAGCTCGTTGCCGACCTTGGCGCGATCAAACCGGAAGCCAGGAGGGCCGCATGAGGGCTAAGCCGCAACTCAGCGACGATGGCCGCACAGTCACGGTGCGGGTCCCGATTTCGATTAGGAGGCGCGGTGGCCGGAAACTCATCCTCGCTCCTGATGGCAGGGACGTGACGGCGTTGCCGGTCCGCCGCCACATCGACAATGCCATGGTCAAGGCGATCGCCAGGGCGTTCCGCTGGCGAGAGATGCTGGAGAGCGGCGAGTACGCCACCATTCGCGAGATCGCAAACGCCGCGAAAATCACTGAAGCCTACGTCGGC